ATGAAGTTGGTAGAGAAAAACGAGGGAACAAGAAAAGAATTAGTGAATGGTACTTTAGAGGAGTTGGTAACATGGTTAGTTAATAATCCAGATGAATACAATTGGCAGCTTGACGAAGATCCGAATGCCGTAATGCCTGATCTGTCTAATATTGAAACCGTTAATGATTTGCAGATTGAACTTGATAAGGTTGATTTATCCTGGTGGACTTTAGTAATCGAATAACCCCGTCTGATGATGGCCTTCCGGGTACAGGCCGAAACTCTCCCCAGCGTTAACCGGGGAGGTCACGGGAACCCGTCGGCATAGTGGATAATCGCCGCCGCTTTTATTATAGATTGTACATTGATAAATATATAAGTTTATCCGGCAATACGCCGGGTATTTGTCTGCTCAATAAAGGATTTAACTTGATCGTATCCCCATCCGCAGTCTACAAGGCCACCAACCATACTCTCCATAGATTGGATAGCCCTGAGTTCAGTTTCCGATAAGCAGTCCCTGATGTTGTCTCTTTTTGATATTCCGTACTTATCTCTCAACTGATTGGCATTCATTCCAAATAACACCTTGTAGATGCAGTTTGTGTAAGTAGAATAGGCATGGCCATGCATTCTATCATTTTCGGTAGATTGCTGTAATGCTTTTGTGAGCGATTGTCTTACTGCAATGCCTTTCTCACGTTCTATAAGTTTGCCAGTGAGTAGCTTTTCCATGGCGTTAAATTGCTTGATATAGCCTTCCTTGAATTTCATTGCCTTCGTGCCGGTGTACCCCATGGCAAGCAACGTAAAACCATCTTTTGTCATATGGTACATTGGTTGTTTTTTGTTCTGAGAGTTAATATAGTAGGACTCTCCATAATTGGCGAGTCTAAATTCATTACTACATTCGAGTTCCCTTATGTCTCTCAAAACCTTGTCATGGCTTTTTTCAAAAGTTTCTGCTACATCCAAACTACTGACTACGGTTACCTCTTCTTTATTAATTCTTGCGATTTCAACTAACATATTAACATTCCTTTCTGATGTTTTATTTTTTTATATCATATAATACATGAATTAGGAGAATATCAATCGACCGTCACTTGTCCTTGTAGTGCGCCTACTTTGTCCGGCCTGCAGCCAATACCTCCCGGGTAGCCGTACCTATCTTAGTGCCGTCATCCTGCATGTGCTTTCCCCAGCCCAGCTGATCCCAGTAGACCAGTACCGCAATGCGTGTCTTTGCCCCGTATGAGCCGTCTATCGTTAGTTTTGGCATCCATGCAGGCAAGACAGTATTAAGCCTCTCCTGGGCCCATTTAATGTCTTCCTTAGATGATTGAGGAGTAATGGTTTTTGTAGGCACATAAGGCGCACTGCTTTCTGAAATATACTTTACTCCGGTATACTCGCAAACCCCCCGGGCGATCTCCTGGGCGCTCTCCTTCCAATAAGCTTCATTTGCCATCATGGTGGTAGCTTCCTTCTCATTGGTCATGAAAGCCAGCTCTACAAGGATCGCCGCCTTGGTATCCATGGAATTGCAGTTGCACATTGCCCAGCCATACTTTGTCACTCCCCGGTTGGTCTGCTTTGTGCCTCCGGCCAGGTGCTTCAGCACAACCTGGGCCAGCTTTTCGGATTGCCCCGCATACTTGTCATGGATATAAATACCCACGCCCTGGGCGGTGTTAAAGCTGTTTCCGTCGCCGAAAGCATTAAAATGGACAGAAATACTATAATCGCAATTTGCCTTTGCTATGGCCCTCTGGCGATCTGCCAGGGCGGTGTCAGGATCATCGGCAGCATTACTGTCATTGAAGCCCGTCTGCATGGTGTCGAAGCCGCAGCGCTGCAGCTCCTTTACCAGGAAGGAGGCCACCCCTACATTTGCATAGTGCTCCCGGTACTGTTCCCCTTTTTTGATATCATTGATACCGTCTTTATCGATATCGACCGCCGCCGGAAACGGAGGGGTCCTCTTGCCGGCTGTGTTAGTTCCATGACCTAACCTGCGTCTATAGCAATTTTATATTTTACTGCGTTAGACATGGGCATCACCTTCCTTTCATAAATAAAAATCAAGCCATACGAATAAAGCGTCCTGTCACGGGGTCTCTGGCCTGTATATATTCACCGTAATGCAATTTCGTATGGCACGTTTTACATAATACTTCCAAATTTTCAATTTCATTGTTATGATGATCTCTGTCCTTGTGATGTACTTCTAATTTTTCTTTTGATCCGCAGCGGTTACACTTCTTTCCATGGGCCCTAAACGCTTTTAATCTGTATGATGCAACTCTTTGTCCTTTATATCCATTGCTGCAATATTTAATAAGCCAAGGAACCTCTGCGTGATTTTTACTTATTTTTTCTTTAACTCCCGGCTTATTCACTGGATTATCATGGATATTGCGATATGTCGTTCCACATGATACGGAACAAAACTTTCCGCCACCCCTGTTGATTTGGCATTGATGGGTCTTGAAGTCCTTTCCGCATTGTAAGCATTTTCTTTCAATCAATAATCTCAACTCCTTTACAAAACAAAAGCCTGTGATATTTATCACGGGCCAGCATCTACGCATATCTTAATTGCCATCTATGTCATCCTCCGATTTCTTCTTTAATAGCTCAATTGCATTTTTAATCACCGCAGGAACCGGCAAGCCCATCAACCCTGCATTTTCAAAGATCGATATTGACTCATTTGCAAGGTAGGCAATAATCACTGCATTCCGGATTATATTTGTGCCGGTGACACCCTCCAGCTGGGCCGCAACCAGGATGATCAGCAGGGTCATGCCCTTGCGGCACAGTCCCTTCCACCCGGCTCTGCTTTCCAGGGCTCCGTGATCTGTCTTTGGTGATCTTTTAAATACTCCCGCTACGATAAGCCCGGATATGTAGTCTGCCGCCATGAAAAGTATTAATACCTGCAATGCCGTGTCCCACCCTCCGAGTAAATTTGCAATGAAGCTTCCAGCGATACCAATCGCCGCTAATACTGTTTGTTTCATAAAACCATCCTTTCGCATAATTAAAAGGGAGGTGTTACCCTCCCTGAGTGTTACGGTTCCTGCGGTTATTCCGCAATGATACAATCGCCGTATGTTTCGCCGGTGGTCTGGTTCACAGTCGTGGTTAAAATCAAATCCACCTCCGCCTGCCATTTGCCATAAAGCATTTTTGCGGCCCGCCTCACAAAATAGGCCCGGTACATATCCTTCCCTGCCTCTAATCCTCCGTTATCCTTTGCCAGCATGATTTGATTTGCAATAAAAGTTTGCATCTGCATCACCTTTCCTTTCTCCTTTCTATTCTTCGGGTATCTCTTCCGGATCTTCTTCCGGTTCATCTCCGGTATCGTTCCCGGATTCATCCACTGGCTCTTCCGCTGGCATAACAAGTTCTATGATTTGAGGTATAACCTCTGTCAGCATGGTATTAAGCACCGTATTAGTTGTCTGTAAATCGGTCTGCGCAGCTTGTAATTCGCCCTTGACAGAATCCAATTCGCCCCGGGCAATAATTAATTCCTCTTGCGTAAACTGCAGTGCCTCTTTAGCATTTTTCAGCTCTGCCGATACTTTATCGGTGGACAGCGTTACAATATACTTACCTTCGCTGTCCTGCGTTATGGACTGATATGCTGCACAATCCGTTATGGTTTCCCGGATAGTCCCGTCCGCTAACAGGTAATCCAATCTCTCTATTGCAGTGGCATCCTTAAAGGCTGTTTGCACTTCTCCGATGCCCAGGGGGGACGAAAAACGGAATTGTATTTCATGGCGGTTGTCATCTTTCATCATTCCGTATCCGACCAGATCAAATTCCTGTCCGGTACATAATCTAATTTTGTTTGGCATGGATTTCCTCCTTTCTTCGCATAAAAATAAGCCCTGCATGAGGACTTCAATTAATAGCTATTTTCGAATATTTGTTCCGAACTTTAGTTCGCTAAATGAAAATTTGATCAAACTTAAGATAAATGTGATCCGGATAGAAAGCCAAACTGAGCTCGATGCCGCAATAAATAACATTGCCGGAACAGTAGGTACATGGTATCGCATGGTGATAGGTATGGTTGTCTCGACAAGTCTTGGTGTGGGCACATGGTACCTGGAGGGATTTATTGCATCACCTTTATACGAGTGGCAATGTGTAACTAAATATGGCAATCCAATAGAGGTACTCTATAGGTCAAAAAATAACGGTGTATGGACAAACTGGGGCATTAAATAGCTAATTATATCAATGGATATTCTATCGCAAAATTAACATACTTTACTGATCCAGCACCGGCTCCAAATACTATTTCGATAACGCCATTTGAGCCAATAAAAAGTGCACCAGTATAATATGTTGCCACTTCCCACCCTCCAGTATTGCGCCCTGTTGGTGTCCCCCTTACTGTTATGAGTGGTCTATAATCTGCGGGTGTTCTTGGTAATGTTGCAGCTGTAACCCTGCTGCCAAGAGTACCAACTACAGTAAGGTCCGCTGTTAAAGTTACTTTATTTCCAGCTATGCCCAGTATAAGGCTGCCTGTAAACAAAGACGTATCTAATGATGATGATAGGTTTATTGTCTTAGACGCTAAATTATCATTTTGTTCATTAATCGCCGCCACTAAATCGGCTTTTGCTGTGGTCTTTAAAAGCGCCAGATCTCCGATTGCATCATCACAATCTTTGATGCCTTTGTCCATCTGATTAAGATTAGGCTCGTTTACAGGTGTTGACGTTGATGGACTGTTTTTCCAGTTAATCCTTGCGTATCTCTTCGCCATGCTTCTTCACCTCTTCCTCAAAAGCTTCCTGCTGCTGTGCTACTGCTGCAGCCTCTTTGGATCGCATCAAATTTACATAATCAGCAAAGATGTACTTCAGCACCCCTGCCGGAAGATTGGCCTTGTTGATTGCTTCGACGATATCATTGTTTAATTCTGCGATTCTCAAGTCCATTCCTTTGACAATCTCTTCCACTGGTTCGGGTTTTACTATTGATCTATTTTGGTTCACGGGATCACTCCTTTTATGGTATATTTTGTTATATTGTGGTATAATCTCCTTACAGCTTGTCAGAGCTGAAATATTGAAGAGAGGAGGCGTTGCCATATGAAACTAAATCCGGACTGCATAAGGGATATATTGCTAACCGTTGAAGAAATTGCTACATACAGCAATATATTTGAATATGATCCCGAATCAAGCGACCTTAAAAGGCTAAAATCATATTCCGAAGAAGAAGTCATGTATCATTTACGCCAGTGTAAAGAAAATAACTTCTTCATCAAGTGTACATTTAATATCATTGGAGGGTGTACAATAATTGACCTCTCCCCTAAAGCACATCAGTTTTTAGCTGACATTCGTTCTGATAATATATGGAGCAAAACAAAGGAAACAGCTAAATCTGTGGGCTCATTTTCACTTGACATTTTAGCGAAAATTGCTTCAGCAGTTGCCACTTCACTAATTAACTCGGCATTGGCGGGAAATCCACCAACATAGTAACAACGAGCTCTGTTTTACCTTTGGCAGAGCTCGATATTTTATAATCCAGAACGTTTTTTAACTCAAAATCATCAAGCGATAATTTAATCTTGCCATCTTTATTTCCAACAAATAGATTACTACTCATTTTTGATGCTTTATTATTCATGATCTTCCTCCTTTCTGCGCATAAAAAGAGCAGATACCTTTCGGCTCTGCCCTTAGTCTATATTGATTTATAAGTTACTCAGTTACTGATACGTCACATCTTAAAACAATTACCTGTCCGCCCGCTGTAATCGTGCATGTGATATACGCTTCCCCAGCCGACACTGCCGTTACCTTGCCGTTGGCCGTACCAACCTTGACCACTGATTTATCAGAGGATGCAAAGCGTATATTTGACTTAGCAAGCGTATTCTCCGCCTTGATGGTGTATTTGTCCCCTATGCCTAAATCAAGGCTTGTATCGCTTAAATTCGGGGCGTTATCATCATATCCTATAGTGACAACGGACTGTAACTTGATGATCTCCCCATCTGGAGGAGTGATCTCACAGGTGATCGTTGCGGTGCCCTCAGATACGGCTGTGACAAGGCCATTTTTGCTGTTTACTTTGGCTACCTTTGTATCGCTACTTGTCCACTTGTATGTGGAGCCGGGGATTTTGTCATTTAGGTTTATGTCATAGGTTGTCGCATTGGTGAGTAATACGGTTGATGCGGTGAGGGAAGGGGTTGTGGGTTCGTCTGATTCTTCTGGCTCTGGCACAAATACATTGACCGTATAATACCCCCGCAACTGCTGATAATCTTTGTCGTTCGGAGTGAAAACAAATTCAAGATCCCACTTCCCAAGCCTCATATTATCATAATTAGGAAACTCCAAAACACCATCCATCCTCTTCCACTTTTCATTATAAACTTCAATTGGCGGTAAGTTTCCAATTATATCGCCGCCCTGCCTCATTTCAATACCGTCTTTACCTTGCATACACCAAGATATCAGTTTTCCATCATCCGATTTAAATTCCATCATTTCAGCATAAGCCTTTGAAGGAAAAACCGTAATCATGAAAGCAGTTAAAACTAACAAAAGTACTTTTTTCATCTTCTTTTCACCTCCATAATTGTATTATATCACCAATATCACCAAAATCCACAAAATTAATTAATTTTTAATCATTTCAGCAAAATTGATATTATTTCATGATATAACCCAAACAATAAAGGTATAAATTCATTGTCCCTTAAACCATAATCATATCCAATTATATCACTTTCCGTGTCATATTCTTCAAGATCGGTTCCGTCGTTGTCTTTAAGCATCTTGGAATACTTAGGCGATTTAATCAGCCCGGCGAATTCTTTGTCGGATATACCACATTCTATCATGGCTTCCTCTACTTCTTGAGCAATAAAGCCCACATGCAACCTATCACTTGTCCCGTCGTTATATTTAAATACTCTCGGCATAATCAATCCGGCAAATTTCAAATACTTTTCAGATAAAAAATCTATAGAATGCTTTTTGTTTCTATCAGATGTGACTACTGGCCCCGATCCAAGATATGCTCCGGCCCAATAATTTGATGATGATCCAACGTACATATCGCTTGCATTCGGTATAAAGTTATCCGCCGTAGAAATATATGCAGAGCGCAAACCATTAGTTACTCCTTTGGCATAGGCCGAACCAATATTCCCGATCGTAACAGGCGTATAACCGTTCAATGTGTCACAATCTAAATACTTAATTCTTCCATTTCCGTCCGGCAGTATGCGAGCATTAACCACGCCATTCTTTGATATTTGAATCCCGCCAGAAGAAACTACATTTGAATTTCCGTTCGAGGAATCTGTATATCCAACACCCCCCGCAGCATAACTTGATGATAAGCTTCCCGATGCCATGGATATATATGTAGTGGATACCCTTCCGTTTTCAATTATTGTTGCGTCGGAGCCGGACTGACTCACAATCCTGGCTCCGCTAACTTGACCTCCGCTGATATTTGGTGCTATTATGTTGTTGCCATTTAAAGTCCCTGTAAATGTGCCAGTTGCCGCAACTAATTCACCACTAAATTTTCCGTTCGTCGCTTCCATGCTGCCGTCAAGGTTGATCTTGAACCTACCATTGGCTGTGATGATTCCTTCCAGAGCGATATTGTTCGCCGTTATCCTTGCGGTTTCCGGGCTAAGATTGATTGCCGCTATAACCCCGTCCCTGGAAACCTTTAATTCCATTTCTCCGGCCAATAGTGTAATACTGCTGCTCAGTGTACCTTCTGCTGCTGTGGCTCTGGTGACTTCCGCAGTGATCTGACCGTGCACTACACTAAATGAGGTATCCACATTTTCGGACAGATCCTCCAAATCAATCCGTACTCCCTCGACATCCATCTTGATCCGGGTTGCTTTGCGGTCAAGGATTGCTATCTTTTCATTTACGCTGGTGTTTTGCTTAAGCTCTCGGCTCCCGGAAGCCTTATACTCATCATTTAGCACCTGTATCCCGGTCAGCGTCCGATTAAAGATATAGCCAACCACCGGGTCCTCCTGATCAAACTTAATCATATCCCCAGGCTCCAGATAAGGCAAACCTATGTTAGTGCTCTCATACGGTCTATATGGACGCTTTGCCATGTTGCCAAAGGCATTATTAGCAATCACCTGTAATTCGGCGGCAGATTTGCCATAGGTTAAAAAATTGCCCTGTATGATATATGCATTGGTGCCGGTCCCGACAATTGCCCCAATATCATCCTCGTCTGACCGGATGATCAGCTTATCAATCTCTCTGACCGTGTATTCCTCGAAGCGTACCCGCTCAACACCCCTGCTGATCGTCTCATTAATCAAATCACCTTGTACATATGATGCGTCTGTCTCTGATATCGGGTACAGATCATCACTGGGATAAAGATCATTAGATGGACACAGTCCATAAGTGGGCATCAGTATCACATGCTTAAACTTGCCACTCTCCCGGCTGATATGTCCAAAAGCCCCGTTAATCTCCTCACAGGCTTCTATGACGGTCCGTCCGGGTAAAGATTGCGGCTCTATGGTCCGTGTAACGATCATGCTGTCATTGGGGAGCGGTAGGCGGCTTGTGTCCTGCTCCAAACCGACATACGCCAGAAATGACGCACGGAATGCCGACAATGTCATTGGCAACGGTAGGGATCTATACCAATCCGCTACATCCACGTCAATGCGTTTCATGCGGTCATAGGCTGTGACATCCTTAAATCTCAGATCATCCTGCTTCGGTGCAGTCTCCACTGTAAAATGCCCCAGCGGAAAATCATATGTTTGTGATCCATTGATCACTTGTTGTGTCAGCGAGAATTCTTTCCCTGTAATCTCGTCGGTGACATCGGCAACTGTAAACTTCACTTGGGAAGCATTGCATTTCCCAAATTTGAGTTGCCCACCTGTGCAGATACTTTCCGATAGCTCAAAGTCTCCTTTGTCCTCTGCAAACTGTCCTGTATCAACCGTCAGATTAAGCGCCGGAAAGTTAGCTATCAATTCCTTCGGTACGTTCTGCGGCACATGAGGAAACCGGTCATTTTTATATATCTCTCTGAGTTCGCTCAATATATTTATCATCACTGATCCCCCTCATATGCGATAAATTCAATCTCAAGTGCATTGAGAAAGGTAGCGCCCTTGATCTGTTTTTTGTGTGTATATTTTATTTCTGGGACATAAAAACGCGCTGTTTCGTAATTGTTCGTTTCGTCATTCCAGTACTCCATTGTAATGACATCACGGGGAATAAAAAATGCCTGCAATATAATCTTCTGCCCCATGGAAAGCCAGTCAACGGTTTTAATCGTGATTGTGCTGGGTTTCTCCGGAAGGATGCCCCTGTTTAGTTTTCCCCGCCCATCCCTGTATGCATTTTTGTCCAGCCTTATGTTGGGCGTATCAGAATACCCTTCCGTAGCAAGGAGGCTGTTGGGAAATTGTGTCCCATTAACTTTTATATAATATCCCGCAAAAGCCATAGCACCCCTCCTTAATGTGCAAATATTACATCTCCTGTTGATTCATAATTTTCATTTTCTGCTTCGACTATAGCATCAAGCAATACTCTTTTATCGACCTTAAACACACCGTGTACCATTTTACCGGTACCAGCGCCGCCCATCTCCATAAGAGCCTCTTTAAATGCCTGCTTCATATCCGGGATCGGAGATACAATCTCGGGATACCTGGAATCACCCATAATGGATAAAAACTCTCCGTAATTAGCAGGTACAACGGTACCAGTTGCCAACCTGGGGATTTTAGGAGCAGCAAATTCCGGAACATTAAATCCAATGCTCTTCCCTCCGATTCCCGGAATCCAATCGGGAAGGGTAAAGCTAATACTGTTAATCGCACGGATAACCGAATTAATACCGGATACCACACCGTTTATCATACCGTTGATGATATCAATAATTGCATTTACAGGGGACTTGACCAGATTGATCAATGCGTTAAACACCGTCTTAAATCCAGTTTTAATATTTTCAAGTGCTGTAGCCGCGCCTTTTTTTAGTCCATCCCATAAGCCGGTGAAGAATTTTGCTATCGGCTGAACAATTTTAGTGTCAAACCAATCGCCAACCTTATTCCATGCGGTTTTTATGCCTTCCCAGCATTTTGATGCGGCTTCTTTGACTTTATCCCAGTTTTTCACGAGGAGAACGACTATGGCAATTAATGTACCTATCGCCAATACAACTAATGTAATTGGGCTTGTTAAGATGGCTACCGCTGCGCTAAATGCTCCGGTTACTCCGGTTGCTATAGCTCCAACTACATTCCATATCAGCATAGCGGCATTTACCAGTCCCCATGCAGCAGCAAAGGAACCAACGATTATTGCAAATGTCTCTACGGCACCTTGATGCTCACCGATCCAATCACCAAAGTCTTTTAACTTATCAACAATCCATCCCAATACATCAACAATTACCCCGCCTGTCCATTCCGCTATGGGCTTCAGTAGGTTTTCCCATAGCCATAATGCAAGAGGCTTAAGGGCTTCTATCGTCTCGTTTAAAATATCAAACACTGCGGCCAGCCCTTCAAAGAATAACGGTATGACATCTTCAATCGTCCATTTGGCAAGGGGCAGTAATACATTTTCATAAAGCCACACCAATGCATCCACAATATTTCCTGTAAGAGGTTCCAGTGCCCCCGTAAGCTCCTGGAAGGCTGTTAGTATCGACGTAAAATCAAGAGTGGTTGCCCAGTCCAGTGTTGCCTGACTCATGTCTCTGATGCCGCCCAGAATATTGTTGATTATATTCCAGATATCCTGCAGAATTTGCGTTCCGGTGCCATCCGTAACCCATGCCGTATTAAAGTTTTCCGTTATAGCCGATATAGTATCGTTTATATTCGTAAAAATGATCAGTATATTATCTATAGTTTCTGTACCGGTACCATTGAGCCAGACCGTGCTGAAGCTATCTCTTATTGACCCAATCAATCCAAGTACACTTCCGAAGGCTCCGCTTACAGAGTCAATGGCTGGCTGCCCGTAGATATCCCAGGAGCTCTTGATTGGCTCAAATAAGCCGCTTAAAGTGTCCTTGAATGAATTGACAGTATCGATCAGTTTGCTATCAATCTCAACCTCCTCGAACATCTGTGACGGTTCCGGGATACCAGGTGTTCCAGAAGCCCCTGCTGCATCATCCCCAACTACATTTAATTTATCTATTGGGCTTAATGCCTTCTTAGCTTCCTTTGCTGTTTTCTGCAATGATTTTGCGTAGTCCACCTGGGCATCCTTTGCCTTAGTAAAGGTTGTTGCACCATTTAAAAACACCGCAAAAAACTGTCCGGCTGTCGTTATGGCCTGGGACAGGTAATTGATCAATGTCTGTAGGGCTGGGGTGATCGTCGTTAAAATCGGGTCAAATGCCGTAGCAAAGGAATTTTTTAGTGTCAGCCCGGTTGTGGCAAGCGCGGATAGATTTTTATTTGTACTGGCACTATACTGCGCCAAATTCTGAAACCCTTCCTTCACAGCCGTAGTTGCTGCATTTAATACCCTAAATGCCACGCTAAATAGTAATGACATCTTGAGCAGTTTCATTGCCTTGCCAAGACCGCCGACGCTTTTCTTTGCCTTATCAGCACTCTTAGCAACCTTCTTCGTGCTTCCTGCCGCCTTTTTTTGCTCACCGTCTGCCTTGGTCAGAGACTTTTTATAGTCATTAAGGCCCTGTGAAAGTCGTTGGAGCTTACTGTAAGTCTCATCATATTCCTTGTCACCAAAATAATACCCCTGGGATTCGAGTGATTGGATACGGTCCTTGTAACGGTCAAGTTCATCCACCATGCTTTTGATTTTCTGGTTTCCGCTGTCATCTGCAGGATTTAAGGCGCTTTTAATTGCAATCCCAGCACCGGCAAACGTACCCTTTATGCTGTTTCCGATCTGCCCGAAGATTGCAGGGAGGCTGCGGCCCGTCTGTATTATAAAGTCTAATGTATTTTTGAATTCGGATGCTGACCGTTCTGCTTCATGTACAGATGCAGTGATATCATCCAATGCACTCTCAAGGGCTTCGGCTGCTACTGTATCGCTGTCCGGGATGATATCTGATACAGCGTCCTGTTCCATGGCTGCGATTGCCGCATCTACATTCCTCATGGACTCTTCCATGCGCCGGGCGCTGCCATCTGCGATATCCATGGCCTGTGCTGCACTTCCGGCAGCGGATTCAATTTGTGATGTGTTGATGCCCGCGAAAGCGTCTTTTATGCTGTTACTCAGGTTATCAATTGAGGATTGTAGGTGCTTCATGATATCCTTGAGGTTGTCTACTCCTCCTTCGAATCCATCGGTATCAATTTTGGTATCAAATTTTAGACTTCCATCTGCCATATCGCACCTCCAATCTATCCAAGGATTTTATTCCAGTAATCAATTTCTGCCTGCTCTTCTTCTGACAGTTTTACCTTCAGATCAATGAGCGCTTTATTGTTTCTGTAAAATTCCTGTTCATATTTTTCAAGTTTCTTTCCTTTGTTTTTCTTTGCTCGGATGTTGATAACTGTGGAAAGTAGTCCTTCACCGATTTCATTGAAATATCCAAGAAATGTCCACCAGTGCATATAATCAATTGCCCTGGTCTCAAATCCGGCAACTTTGTTCACAGCGGAAAAGATAATCTTTTCATCCTGTTCCCAGTCCATTACTTTCTTAATCTGCTGATGTTTTGAGCTGTCATCCTGCTCTTCACCACCCTCAAGAAACCATACCGCCATATCATTTGCCGCCTGGTAATCTTCCGGGGGAATTTTCTCCGGCTCTTGATATAAGCACTCGATCATCACTATAACTTTTTCCTGGTCTGAAAGCTCCGGGTCCCCGCAGGCCTGGAATATCAAAAGAGCCACCCGGTAATCACTCCGGATAGCCCTGTATGTACTATTGATTTTTAATTCTTTTGGCAGTTGCCCAATCATTACCTCACCTGCTTTGTATACTTATCAATGCGCTTCTGGCTGGCTGCCTGCTCCGCTTTAATCTCTTTTTCTATGTACGGACCAGCTGCATCAAGAAAACGTTCAAACAAAAACTTCCCCTTGACCGTGCTGATTGGTGACTGGTTTCCAAATGCGGTCTTTGCAACATCCGAATTAAATATATAATTGATCTGTGAGTTAATAATCTCATTGATGTTTGTGATAAGCTTTGCCGCCTCTTCAAGTTCATCCTCTGTGCCTTTTCTGAGTTGGACATCTTTTTCAATCTCTGTTACCGCCAGCATAATATTTTTTTTTGCATCCGAAAAACGTTTTAACATACTGTAATCTGCCGGATTAAACCGGATAACTCTGTTTTCGTCTCCGTTGATACAAAACTCTTTGTAGCCACTGTCAAAATTAAGACTATTCATATATCCTCCTTCATATGGGCAGCGGAAGGAGGTGGACCGCTGCCCATCAAACTGATACTTATAGGTTGATTAATCTGCCGTGAAGGTCTTTGTTGCTACTGCAAACTCGCCTTTAACCCGGTTGCCGATGTTATGTACATTAAATGCAATCTGGTATCCGGTGCTATCTCCACCATAGGATGACACCTCTATCAGTGCGTCCTCTTTGTATGCGGCAAATGATCCGGGGGTCTCCGTAATCGGTTCCCATAGATGCACCTCAACTGTAGTTGTCTTGAGATCATCCAATGTCTGGCGATCATCAATGATCTTTTGCAGCCTTGTAAACATCGGATCATCTTCGTCTGCATAAAATGGTTCTACAGACGCCTGTGCCTCATAGCTACTTATGGTCTTACTGGTTTCTCCTAGTATATTCTGTGCACTGTTGACCTCGGCATTTAACTCCACATTGTACTCCTCTAGGTCTTTTCCCAGCCTGGTATAAGCCGGGGTGCCTGTCGCGGAGGCATCAATGTAGTGAGCCATTAATTGTCTTTTAATCTTTGCCATTATAGCAATACCTCACTTTCTAAATGGTATTTGGCATAAATCTGTAACTGATATGTTACCGGTCCGGACAGATTTTCTGTGTCATTCCCGTATAGCATACCGTTGGCACTGCTCAGTTTAGTAAGCGTAGCCGGTACAGATTTATCGTTTATAGTTACCTCGATCTTTTGTCCTCTGGAAGCACGTTCCAGCCAGTAGGCCAGATCAAGAAAAAATGTGCTGTTCATTATCCTGTCGCACTCTTCACTTGACTGGAATTTAGCATACAACACAAAGTTGTGTTGCCTGTCCTGGTTCCCAATGATATCTTCTTTTAAGAGTTGGTCCCCTGTAGGATATAATCCACAGCTTCCCTCGGCACTCTCCGTAAAATCCACATTTATACCATTGTTAAGCATGGACATCTGTGGGAATACGGATAAAACATCTTTCACCAATTCGATTATATTCATTTTACACCTGCCACCTTTTCAGCCCCTTCACGGATATTGTCCTTATGATCAGCTTTCATCCTCTCAAACCAAAACGGCCCCGCCTGCGGATGGAAAGCGGTGTTATGTTGCAATGGTCTCCCGGTGGGATGCTTTTTCAGCCCTTTCGGAGACCGGAAGCCTGCAAGCTGACCGTTTTCATAAATTGGGAAGCTGGGTCCATATATCTCTCCATAATACTGATATCTGGCGTATGGCGTATCCTGTTTAACCTCTCCGCTGCCTATTATAGTGCTCTGAGTTGCGCTCTTTTCCAATTCTCCATTAAGAAAAGGCGTATAAGGAGCCATTAGCCGGATACACTCCTGGTCCACAAACTTCTGTACCCTTCCGCCAGGCTCAAGGCCCCTTGCTTTTAACATGGCATCAGTAGGTTTTAGCTCTAACCGCCCATCAAATCCCATCTGATCACCTCATTTACAGGATAGTTGATAATGCTGCATCCCTGGACTGCCGTACAGCTTTGCGTCAGCCGCATTAATACCATATACAGTATGGGCGGCTTTAAGTTCCTTTAAGGATGCGGATCGGGTTGCTTCCGTTGTGTTATCAATCTCAAAATCAATCACCTCTTTAACAACCATATCTTTAGCAGTGGCAAAAGTCATTCCTTCCGGGAGATGGGAGGCAGGTATCATGATCTTGATTGTATCCGCCCCGGTAAGGCCGCTTTTAAGGATGCTGGACTGTTTAACCTCATCCCATAAGGCTCCCTTTTTTCCATTTTTCCCGATGACATGGAGTCTATTTATATTCCCGTTTTTATCATACCGATACAAGGTAATATCTACATTCGTATGCATCATCAACACCCCCTATATAACAAATCAGTAAATGCAAGCCAGTTATAGATAATGCCCTTGACAACGTTATTGTGTGCCCGCTCCCTGGCTTCTGCCGTCTCATAGCTGGCGGAGTGCCCTCCTGTGGTCTCTGCTATAAGCCCTTTAACCCCGGCCTCCGTATCATGGTCAGCCGCATCCTTTTTAGAGAGGTATTCGGCCAGCTCACAGCAGCACATCTTGACATCATCCGGGATATTGTTATCCATAACCCTGTTAAAGGTGTACTGCCGAATAATCAGCGTAGCACTCCGTGCATAGGTATCAAAAGAGGCGGCATCAAGGACCGCCCCTTTGTATGTATCTTTGTAATACGTAAAGTCCGCATAATTGGTCATTGCGCCGCCCTCCTATCTTTATCCTCTGGTAATCACCCTTGCAATCGGAATCGCCTTGTGCGGGAAATATTCGCTTGATCCGCCCTCGTTGCTGTTTGCAAGTGACCATTTTGAGCCGGTTTCAAGATTGGCATCCGTGGGGGAAAGTACCGTGCTATCAGTGTAGGAAATACCATAAGGAGCGAATATCTTTCTCTGTCGGCCATACAGTGTATCCTGGCCTCCATTCTTCGCCGGATCTCTGTCTGTTTCATAGGGCACTTTTGCACCGCAATCAGTATACTCGATAGCTCCATCACCCAATACATAGGATGTATACTTGGTATAGGCAGCAACTTCACCAGTCGCAGGTACCTCCTCCACCGGCATGGTATCATCCACAAGTACAAGCTTGCCGTTCAGCGTTGCAAGAGGTAGGGATCTTTCAATGCCGTCACTGTCGGTATACTTCAAGTATTCCAGCAGATTGAGGTTTTCCAACCCTGTAGCAACTGCGGAGTGCATGATTGCAAGTGTAAATTTTGCCTTATTGTCGCCCAGCGCCTTCTGAATGGCGTTATTAAGGGTTACGGCATTAAATACCCCGGTTCCGTCCGTTTTATCGGATACGTCATAGGTATGACCATTTACAAATTCCAAATTCTTTGCTCCAGTCATGGAGAATATACCTTTGAGCACGCTCAATAACGTCTGCTGGTCAATATCGTCCCAGTATTCACCGACCTGGGAAGCGATCTGTGCCATAAAATCGGCTCCTCCGGTAATGTCATATCCAAAGTCCGTCTCTACCCAGGCATTGGCACGGCCTACTACCACCCGCCCCTGTGTGTAGGTCTTAAACTTGTTTGCAGTGATATCGGTAGACCCATTGTAATTCTGTGCAGCCCCTCCAATGCGTCCGAAGATCGGTACAGTAGCGTAATTACCGCCCACCTGGTCCGTGAACTTAGCGGCGATATCGGCTCTGTTTCTGATCGCTTTGGATTTCAGCAGTTCATTCCGGTTGAGGTTTGGTGTCTTCTCGACATAGGCCATAAACACCTCAGAGTTAAAATTCTTACTATCAAAAATTCCGGGCATATTATTTTACCTTCTTTCTTAGATTAATGTGGAGATATCGACATCCGGATGCGCATTTTTATAGGCCATAGCCTCCGCGAGCGTCATTTTTTCCCCTGGTTTACGTGGTTTCGTTGGTTTAACAATGATAGGCGGCTTTGTGCCGTCATTCTCAGATTCAAATGCTGTGGGGTTCGCTTCCTTGAGCTGCTTCATAAAATCATCACCACCCAGAAACTGACCATCTTCAAGCTTGAGCTCTTTTTTTCGGAACTCTTCAATTGCTGCCTTCTTTGCTAACTCGGAAGTGAATTTGAAGGTTTCGAAATACTTATTCAAAGCACCGTCATACTCCATCCTGGCAATTGTTTCATTAAATTCCGTCTCCTTCTTTCCCAATTCTTCTTTGAGCTTTGTGATCTCCCCTTGAAGATCATCGACATTGACACCTTCAAATTTCTTTAATGCTGCCTGTGCCGTATCAAGTAAGGACTTATAGTTATTCCGGTCCTGCTCAATGCTGTCATACTTAGCCTTTCCGACATACTCGCCGGAACCCAAATTCGCAAGCTTGACCTGCTTATCTTTGTTTTCAGGTAGTGCATTGTAGGCCGTAATGGCCGCTTCAAATTCGGGATACTTGTCGCCTAAAATTGCTTTTAAAAATTCCATATATCCTCCATATCGAGCCTGTTTTTAATCGTGGTGCCTTCCACTTCGATGCAGTGTTTAAACGCCTGTCTGCAAGGCAAGATTAGTTTAAACGTCATTTCGGACAATAAAATAAGCCGTATTGCTACGACTCTTCATTCTCATAAAAGGCTGAAATTCTGTCTTTTCGTATGTTGCATTTGTAACCATCCGGGAAGTGAAAAGGAATAAAACTATTATCCTTGATAAATTCATCATCCACGATTTGTCTTACTAGCGTTATGCTTTCCACAACTTCATAACTCGACCCATTATCAAGATGTATAATGGTATTGAACACCTTCTCGGCATTCATTTCATCATCCCCAATCCGTCAGAATAGATGCGTTCCCTTTGCTGTGGAAGCCCCATAGCCTGTGAAAACTCCCGGTATTGCCTCATTGTTTCCTGGTACCAAATCTTTATATTAATGATTTTATCCGGATCGGCTTGCGCCCTCTCCAGCAGCTTAATATCCTGTCTCTGTTTGCGCATGAGGGTTTCAAGCTGTCTCTGCCTCTGAGTAGCTTCATAGGTGGTGTATTCCTTACCTTTATACTCCTTTTTCTCATTTTCCCTGGCGTTCATTTCGTCAAGCTGTTCGTCCGTATAGTTGCGTTTTGATATCCCCGGAAGAAAAGGATAATAGGAATGATAGCAGTTCCACCCAGAAAGGCCAGGACCAGTTCCCAGCCCGCATACAGTTTCAAGTTCCTTCCGGCTGTATACCCTCCCTTGCCACACTTGATGGGTAGGTCTTGCGGTGGCGTGCCATGATACCTCAAAATAGTCTGTCTCCAGGGCTTCGGCGTTCATATCATTGATGCGAGCCGTCACCTGGGTAACGCCGGTCATTATAGCTCTTCTGGCGGCAACCTCTATCCGGTTATGCCATCCGCTCTCATATTCCACTACCCTCACGCCCGATCTGGTCATCTCATGGATAGTATTCGCAATCACTTTGTTATAGTCAAAAGCGCCCGTTGTAATGTCCATACTGGCCTCGTCAAGCTTTTGCTTTAGATAATCCGCTGTGGTGTGGTAAGTGGCTACCCCTCCAGTCTCCACCCTTACAGCCGTTGTCTGGGTGATGTTCGACAACTCCTCTTTTGTCTGCCGTTTTACAGCCTCTATGAGTTGCTGTATAGGGCGGTTATCCTCATAGCGGGTAAATGGCTTTCCGGCTGCTCTGTATAGACTCTCATCCCTTGCATATCCCTCTTTGATCACCTCATCATATATCTTGTCTATCTCCGCTTCTGTTTTTTGAAGGGTGCTTTTAATCGCTTTACGAATCGTGTCGGAAGACAGCCCAATGCGGCTTAACTGGTAAATATCATAGTCAGCAGTACGGGAAATGCTATTAATCATATTGATCCGGTCAACCACATCCTCCATGATGCGCAGAGACAACTCAATCATAAGTTTCTGCACCTCTAAAGGAATACGCTCAAGTTCTGCTGGTGTAAGCATTATCTATCACCCCTTACATCACAACTTCGGCTGGCACATTAATCATTTTAGCAGCCGTTGCTTCGTCCTCTTTGTACCACTTCATCCTGTACTCTAATAATGTCATGGCTCCCATGGCTACCTCCTGCCGATCAGAAGCCCGCTCCTTGTCAACATCAACGATTATACTGTCATCCCATTTAAAAGTGACTTTATTACTGGTAGATTTGACCGGCAGCCCTGCAAGGGACCCGACAACGCCCATAGCATAAACCAGGTGCTCCAGGGCCGTCTGTAGAGATTTCTGTGCATCGGTCACTGACTGGTAAGATCGCTGTTTGCTGCTCCTAATCTCTTCCGCTGTCTTTTCTACCTGCTGCGGATCGCTGATTGTCCCATAGGCCAGGCCACATTTAAACTCTATTTGCTTAAGTAGATTATTGAGCCCATTAAATAACGACACGTCCCGGATAGCCGGGGAAAATACCTCAAATGGCTTCTTGTACTCATTGGCCTCATAATTGAGCATTCGGAACAGTCTCTCTTTGCCTTCCGGAAGATTATATTCGTCAAGGCCGCTGCTCTTGAAGCAATCAATGCTTGCATCTATAGCAAGCTCTGAACCTTTATACTCCCATAATATACGGGAATACTGCTGATCAGCTTCTTCTATGTCTCCTATTGCCCTGGAGTACACCGATACACCTAATGGAGATGAGGGATCAACCGTATTGGCCTGGGGCATCTTAAAATAGGCGAACAGGGGCTTATCCACATTCTGGATTATTACTTCCGGCTCAAGCTCTGCCCAATCATCAACATCAGTGAGAGGGATTTCCTTGCCCAGGGATTCGCTGTTTTCTATGTTTTTTGTAACATAAGCACGGTTTGATATGTAATATCCCTCGGCAGTTAGGTTGTGATACTCCAACCTGGTATAGAGCTTTTCTCCGATTGTTTTCGTGTCAACAAACACTGCGCCAGTTATTTCCCCTCTGTTATTGTGAGCAGTTGGGAAGAAGAAATCTGCCTGCGTGAAGTCAACCTCAATATTATCCCTATTGACAAATGGCTTAAATACAATTCCGCCTTTTGCACATGCATACTCTACATAAGGCCGGATGCCATCAATGACAATTTGATATTGCTCGTTAAGATAATCATTCCCTTTAACTGCACTCTCCATCTCCAATGTGATGAGCCTTGCGAACTCCGATGCTACCGTAGCGGACAGGTTCATGCTTTTAACCGTATCACTGAGCCATGGAGAGTGGTTTTCATACATCTCAGTCCATTCCGTGATCGCCCTGGCCATCTTATCACTGGTCACTACATCAACCTGCATCTCTTTTTCGATTGTTCCTCTGTTAAACATCTTGCTTATCACCTGCTTTACAATGTCCATTAATCTCTGTAACACTATTGCCCCCTCCTTCTCCAGATTTCTTCAAGGGCGTATCTGATTGCATCTATGTGATGATTATTCTTGTCCGGGTAACCACTAATGATATTCCCTTCCTTGTCCCGCTCATATTCGTATTCAATAAATTCAGTTGCTGTATGGGGGGTTCTGGTATTGTCAATGACAATCTCAATAAGGGATGCCAGCCATTTCATGGAGTACTCGACGCTTCCTGGTCCCTTGATCGCACCACGGGCAAACAGTCCATAGTCTTTATAATCTGATACGGACTTTTCTTCTGCACTGTCACAAGTAAGTTTATCATTCGGAGTAATTCCATGCTCTTCCCGAAGTATTCTGGCGGTTTCAGCATTTTTTGTTTTATTCCGCCGATCCTCATCGATAATAATAAGGCGGTGCTGTGCTGCATTATAATACATTTTGTTAAAGGCCCATGGATCGGGATACCATCCCCAGTCAATACCGAAGTATAACCTGTCGAATACTGCAATCTCTTCATCAGTAATCTTTCGGATTGTGACATTATCAAATACATTTCCCCCGGTGCCATTGGCAACGCCCATATACTCATTTTCATATGCAATAGGATTAACCGCTTTTAGATGATCGGCCTCGTCCAGGAACGGCTTACCAAGCCAATGTTTCGGCACATCCAAATAAGTACTGTGTGTTACTAGTCTTGTAGCCTTTGGTATTTTGATATACTTGTTGGCCCAATTCTGTGCGCTCTTAGGCGGATTGAAGGATTTAAATATATAAGCTCTTTCACCGCCGCGAATAACAGACTGCTCAATCTTTCTGACTGCTTCCTCACCGGTGAATTGATCCAACTCCTCTAACCACAATACAGCAATGTATCCAAAAGGAACCTTGATCGACTTAACCTTTCCTGGATCATCAGCTCCTCTAAAATAAATCTTCTGACCGGTGCTTTTTCGTGTGATCTCTAGGGGGCTTACAGTACAATGGAATTCATCTTCCAAGCCTAATGCTGATATCGCCCATAATATCTGTTGATAAACCGATGTGCGAAGCGTATCAGCCACTTGGCGCATTACAACAGCATGTGTGTCTTCGTGCTTCATGAGCAGGTCGAGAACTTCAAGTGAAACAAAAGATGACTTGGTCGAACCACGTCCTCCGGGGAATACATATTCATTGTATAGTTGCTGCTCTATGTCGTGAATTACTTTGATAAACGCAGGTGCTATCATCGATGCAGGAATACCGGAGTATTTAACACCTTCCGGCGGTTGCTGCGGTTCTGCTTTCTTCTGCTCTAATTCCAATTTCTTTTTGTCATATTCCACCTTATGGCGGTCCATTGGGTTAAGCATGAAAAATCTATCCAGCCAGTCCAATGACTTTTGCTTATCTGCCAATTTAATGCTGAATCCGTCTTTTCCTTGCTTTACTTCCTGTATGATTTGTGTGTCTACGTTTGTGGACTCATTCGCTTTGACAACATTCACGACTTTGGTTAACGTCTTTTCTTCTCCGGTCTCTTCATCCTTAACCTGTACAGGGCCAAACATTGACATTACCGGTAATTCCTCTCGACCAAAAGAAATATAATTTCCGATATCCGAAAATGCGATTCTCATGTGGAGATCAATCAAATCAGTTTCTCCCGCTACGATTTGCTGCCTCTTTATTTCGTTTAGCCGCTGCAGTTCTTCTTTAACCTTAGTGTTTCTTAGCAGGTTGGAGCCGTTTACCATTGCTGTTTCATATGTGCATCCATATGCTTTTTGGTAACTTTGTGCGGCATTAAATATCTTGCTGTAGTATATACAGAATAGCCTTTGCTCATGGGTAAGATTTTTGTTCAGCATGGTTTCCTTGGTCCCATCATCAATAGGCTTTTGCTTTGCGATATTATTTGCGTTGCATTGCATTGCGTTGCGATCCCAATTATCACGGGCCTTCCAGCTGCGCACTGTTGTAACCGGTATATTTAACTGACTTGCAATCTCAGTTAATTCTATTCCGGGATTATTATCATAAATAACCTTTGCTTTGTCTCTATTCGGGTCTCTGGCTCTTGGCACTATCACCACCTCTCAATCATGCTTTTTATCTTAATCCTCGGCCCCGCCCTGCCCATTTAGGATTATCCCCCGCCTTACGGCACACCTATGTATAATTTGTTCCTCAGCAACCAATGTAAAAGGCACCGTCCTGAGATTTCCACACAACGGTGCCCTGCCTCCGCTCTTGGAGGTCTTTATTATCTTATGGCCTACTGGCTCTGATATTTGTATAAGGCACCCTACCGGACGTGCCAGACGTAGGATGCCTTTCAAAGGGGAAATTTTATTGTCCTCTGTTATGAGGAATAGGAGCCGGCAGGATTCGAACCTGCATCCTCTGTACCTGTTATGCGCGCCAGTGCTCTGCCTATTGAGCTACAGTCTCCATAAATGCCTACCGCTATGGCAGGCATGATGTCTATATATGTTTTAGTATGCCTATGAATTACTTACCCATCGGAATCCCCTCCTGTAATCATAGTCTATGCGAGCTGCCAAACCCGCCAAATCTCACTCGCTTGTGATCATTATCACGATCTTTTCACCGACTGGCACGGCTTACGGCTCATCACCGCGACGGGTTATCATATTCATCTGCAAATTTTAAATGCCAGGTTTAACAGGCACCTGGCGGCCTCCGCTTAATTATCTGGTCTACTAAGCTGGTCAATACACCCACTAACGTTACAGTATCACTTAACGTTTTGCATCCTAAGCGCTATTTACTACCGGTTTATTGGGACCGTTTGAAATAGTAAGTCAACTTTTACCCGAATCAGCCACCGGCCTTATTCAGACCGGCAGCCGACAGGAGGGGCCGCCTATTGGCAACCTTCCTGCTTACACATTAACACAGATGTAATGTCTCATTCTATCTCATAATTAAAATTTATTAATGCTATACTATGTATTCGGTGTGTCTGCGCTCTGCTGTAATTCATCTCTGCATAAATCTGTTCCCATGGCTTAAACTCTATATACCTTTTATACAGCACTTCGCTCTCTGCCCCATCTTCCAGATCCGCTATTCTACGTTCAATTTCAAGTCTTCTCTCCATGCACTCGGCACGCTTTTGGACTATCTTAGTGAAAACCACCTCAATCTGCACCATGATATCAGACAAATCCGTCTGCCTGCCTCCCTTCGGCATATCGGACAACTGCTGTATCTTCGCCGACTGCTCCACCTCCCGAAGTGATTGCAGCTGCTCCTCCAGGGACTGGACTTTTCTGCACAGGTTTTTATAGCTGCTGAGATACTCTTTCTTTTTCTCATTTTCCGTCAATCTCTCACCTTCCCCCTCCCTTTTTAGTCGCCATCACTGTCATATTCGCTTTGGGTTATCCCATCTGAAACAATGCGATCTCCTATTTCATCAAAAGCGCACGGCCTCATGTCCATTGCGTCTTCAATATTTCTAGCGACATTTAGGTAATTTATTCTTCCGTTGCTCTTATACTTTTGGAGGTTCATCAGCTGCTCTCCCAGACCGGATTTCATTTGATGTTCCCAGCGTCCTGGATGTGTCTGGCGCAAGACCGACATGTGATTATCTTTAAATGCTATATCTGTACAGCACCCAACACACCCATTTCTTTTGACATGACATATTTCACCTTTTGAGTTTTTATACTCAATATCATAAAGTGAAGAATATGGCACATCGTACTTGCGTATGTATTCCCAGATATCCTCATCCCGCCATATTCCAAGCGGGGACACATGATAAAACTCCGGCGCATGTGGTCTATGACTTTTAAAAATATATCCCCTGGTCGCGAATGAAAGCAATCTGCTATGGCTTTCCTCTGCCATAAGCCCCTTCATGATCACATCAATCCCCAGTTCTTCCTGTTTCTTTTCTGACGGCTCCTTTTTCAGAATTGAACAACAGTGATTTGAGGTTTTAACCTGCCGTATCAAATCATAGTATTCCAGCGTTTCCTGCTTTTCCGATTCTGATTTTGAAAATTGTAGGAAACAGTCAATATTGATCCGCCGTGCTGTAAGCTTCGATGCTGCCTTACCCAGGATCGGATAACCATATTGATCAACGCACCAATTGAATGATTTCATCGTTCCTTTCCTCCAGACAAGTCCCCGGTTCCGGAAGTCTTCCCACATCTCCGGCGTAGCCTTCTTCTCCAGAGATACCGTAGATTTAAGTTTCCCATCATCCTTCAGTACTTCTCCAATCCGACCTTCGCAGATCAGCCAATTCAGCACTTCTCTTTGTGCCGCATATTTTAATCCGTCCTCCGTTAGCCTATCCGGGAGAACCTCATGAAACTGTACGTTTTCATTACCCCATTCCTTCCCAAGCTTCCTTGCGAATTTTAGGCTTTCTGTAAACTCCACTGTGGTATTCCCGAAGATTACATGATACCTGGTATCTGGGAAATATGTTCGGATAAGGTGCCATAAAACAGTAGAGTCTTTTCCTCCACTAAATGCCACTCCTACGGCACTCTTCGACAGTTCCAAAGCTTGCTTTATAGCTTTAACCGCCTCTGTTATCTTGTAATCAAGAGGCTGTTTCTGCGCCTCAATAATCTCTTTAAATGTATATGCTGTGCTCATTTTTCATACGGAGTAAAGAGCTCTTTTATGCTGGCCAGCAAACCTCTTACCCCTTTCTTTATTGCTTATAATAGTTAGCTATACATTAAATCTCTAAATTAATAATTCATCCACAGCACCTCGGTCCGGGGTAGGCTGTTTTCCGCTCTGGCCGGGATGCTTTCTTTCCGCCAATCCCACAGATAATCGTTATAAATATCATTGTCATATCCGGATAACATCACCGGACCGGTATGTACCAGCAGGGCCTTCAGCAGTTCCACATGCTCCTGATCAGACATCTCATGCCGGTACATCTTCCGGGACCTGGTAGACATTACATAGGGCGGATCTGCATAGATCAGCACATTGCTATGATTAAAGGACTTGATCAGCTCTACAGCTGGCCTGTTCTCGATCTGTACCATTTTCAGGCGCTGCGCCACACCAGTGATTACCGCGGGCAAGTCATTCCAGTACCTCACGGCATAGGCTGCTTCCCTGGCGTATACATCCCGCTTAAATCCCGTCTTTTCGCAAAGCCTAAATCCATGTCCCATTCCGGATCGGACAAGAAAGTTCTTCGCCCTTTCAACCTCGGTGCCCCCCCCCAACAAAGGAAACGTCATACTCAGCTCTAGCATAAGGCGTATACACAATCTGCTCGATCAGCTCCTCCCGCTTGTTGCGGATCACCCGGAAAAGGTTAACTACATCATCATCCAGATCATTGATGGTCTCTATCCGGGACGGCTCCTTATTCAGCAAGACAGCGATCCCGCCGGCATAAGGCTCCAGGTAACTGTGATGCGGTGGCATATGTGATATGATCCAGGGAGCGATCCGCTGCTTACTGCCGGGATATCTTAGTAGTGTTCTCATGTAGCCTCCTTGGCTCGATTATCTTTGATAAATCTACGGATCAATTCATAATCTTTATCCATAATACTTAAATGTTCTTTTGAATTAGCCTTGCAATAAATAATCACATAGTCCTTATCCTTAACCGCCCTAAGTACTTCATATGGATTTTTACTTGTGGCAAGGATCATATACCCGTTCTTTTCAAGCCACTGCTCCAGATCATGGAGCTTGTTTTTATGTAATAATTCTCTTGTTGCCATTTATCTCTACCTCCTTCTCACCCTTCCAACATCGGGTATGTACAAAGCTGTACCCCCCCCTGCTGGTTTTACAGGCCTGGAACTCACAGGCCGCCGCATCGGCCTCTGATATGTACTCCATGCATATCCTGCACCGGGAGCGCTTAGCCTTGTCGATCAGTTTCTGATTATAGTCCATAGGCACCTCACTTCTTCTGAAGGTCTTTCAGATATTCCACAATCTCAGTCATACTTGACTCCGTATGAACATACTTTTGCTCAAAAGTTTTATTTTTTTCATAGGCCGGCTTATTCTTTTGCAGAAGATGATAGTGACATCTGTTTGCCTCATAGCCCCAATACGCACCCCTGTTCAGATATTCTTCAACCACAAGCCTGTCACCATTCGGAAAATCGTATTTGTAATAATGACAATCGATATGCTCATCGTAATACCATTCTCCCCATGCCTTATAATTCTCAGCCCATGCCTTACGCTGATCGTTATTTTTCAGAATAGGCAGCTCCGGCTGTACTGGTATCGGATCCTCTACTACCGGAGGCCTCTGCATCTCTTCGGCCAGCAGGGCGATGGCATCCAGGCGCATTTTAGCTTTTCGCCGCCCGGGTACTGTGTCATTGTTCCGGCGGTAGACATCGACGTATTCCGTTAACCTGTCTTTCTCCTCTTGTACATCAAAGGCTGAGTATATCTCATAATCAATCTGTCTATCTGCATCCTCCGGTACCGTCTGGATGATGTCGGCTTCTACAGTTTCCACCTGTTCAATAACAGTTTCCGGCTCTTTGATAACAGATTCCGATGTTTCAATAACGCTTTCCTCCGCATCGTTCACGGTTTCAGGCTGATTATCTACATTCTCCGGGGTATCGTTCACAGAAATCGGGGGATTGTCTGGTATCGGGCGATTAGCCTTGTACCGCTCAAACTCATTCACAATCCTTTGATAAGCAACCTTGAAGTCTTTTCCGCTCTCCTCATTTTCAAATGTGATGTAATCCGCATCCCGCTGCTCCGCAAAATACGCATATGCCCATACCCTGAAATGAATTTCTTCGGTCTTCATGTTGATGGGGCTCAGTCCTCTGTCATTCAATGCCCCGAAAAATTGATCGATTGCCTCAGCACGGAATGCTCCGTAACCCTCGCAGTCATCTTCAAACACGCCATCTTCCCAATTGCTTTTCTTAGCCGGTGTCTTAAGGCTCCTGCCAATCCCCGCAAGCTTTTCTTTTATCTCTGTAAGGCACTTGGCAGAGATATTGCGGATCGGAATTACCTCATCTTCGGTCATACTGCAAAGTTCGTCCACCGTATCTACCCCTGCGCGCTTCATACAATTATACGTTCGGACAGAAAGATCAAGATCATCAATAGTATTTTCCTGCTCACTACCTTCCGAATCATCCGGAGCGGGTTCCATTTTCGCTGGCGAAAATGACGGACCCTCCAGTACCTTTTCTGGACTGCCGATCTCACGTATTTCAACCTTTGTCATTCCTACGGATACTTGTTCCAACTGATCACTGGTAAGATAGAGCATTTCAGATAACTGTGTCTTGTCAAATTCCTGATACTTCTCGAGTAGAATAGGCGAATTTCCATTGACTGAAAATTTATCATTGATACTCATGTACTTGCTGGCCTGAGATGGCCCAATCCCGAACTTTACTTTGGCATATTCAAGCACTCCCGAAAAACCGCCGTCTTTATATAATTGCCTATCCCTAACATATTTCAAGTAGTACCCGATAGCGATAAAACTCCTTTTGGCTGTATTGATATTGGCAATAATAAATCGATCTATCTCCTCCAATGTCATTGGCGCCTGGTACCATTCAGGATTACTGCCAACAATCTCCTGTAATTCCTCATTCACTTGGATCCCTCCTTCAACTCCTTTATAAACTCCTTCGCCTGCTCCCTTACTTAATTCCTGGAATTGCCTGTGTAATACCTGCTATCTCAAGCTGTCTCCTTGCTTTCCGAAAAACATAATCAATATCCGACCCGGGAAGAATGTTACCCTCAGTATCAAGATGTTTAAGCGGTATCCATACGTTCTGGTTTGTGTTGTTCAGAGTGTACCGCATGGCTTTCCGATCACCGTATTTCCGGTTAATTAGTTTAAGCGGTATACACTTGTAATACTGCGTGTTAAAGTTCATCCTCACTCCTCCTCTCATTTTCAATACACTCGATCAGATCCGCTACCATATGCCGGCACAGGCTGCAATCATATTTATGCTCCAGGGTATAAGCTTCCTGCATCATCTTACATTCCTTTGTGGATGGAATGTATTTTTTACACTTTCCGCAGTTCTTCTGCCGGGTACAGTATTTCTGCGTTCTTTTTTTCCACATGGATGTGGTTGCGGAAAATATCAATAGTTTTATATGGTTCATTTTGCCTCCCTGCTGCCGGATTAGATCAACCATTTTTCCACGGCTTCGAAGGGTATCGTCAATGCCGTATCGCCATGTCCCAGTGTTAATGTCTTCCCTGTTTCATCATTGCTTATAATTGCCGTAATATTGGCCTCCCTTATCATTGGTCCGGTCTGTACTGCTCCGTTTATAGATATACACTTATTCTTACATTTCATATATTTCATCCTTTCTGATGCACCGCATCAATCCAGCTTTATTCCAATTCTTTCAAAGTAAAATTCTACTGGTTTAACATCCTCCTGGACCAGGCCATACCTTTTCGCTATACCATATGTATTTATATCTCTTTGCAATCGCCCTGGTATTTTACTTAGCTCTTTACGGAAAGTCTCCAACTGCATAGTATGTTTATAGTTGTTGCAGCTCCTGCAGGATGGAAGCATATTATTGATATTGTCTGCCTCAACTCCGTTCCAAGCCAAACATTCCACATGATCCGCATTAAATCCTTTAAAAGGTATCTCGCATCCGCAATAGGCACAATGTCCAGAGGTCTTATTATATACTTGTTGGCGTTCAGCCCTGGTTAGTTTCCTTCGCATATTTCCTCCTGCTACATTTGGCATTCTTCGACTTGGTAAGTTACCGTCACCCTTACAACCATCAAGTCATCTGCATTGCTGTATTCCTCTCTTGCTGCGTCGGCATCCTCATATGTGGGATAGTTTATCACTTGATTAGGATGACTATATGAGTCTTCATCCACTTCTCCATCTCCCCAATCATATCGCTCCATGTATACATCATTATCCTTGTCGTAGATTACAAAGTATTCTTCTATCATGCTGATCATATTATTTCCTTTCCGATGCAGGAGCATCTATCTGCAATTGTCGCAGAGCCCATCTCTTAAATCTTCTGGATAATAATGCCCTCCGCATTCTTTGCACTGTTCAAATTGCTTTTTGCAATCATTGCACAAAGGTAAGTCTTTGCAGATGTTTGGCTCTTTTATTATGTTTTTGTGTATTTACCGCATAGTGTACATGCTCCGCCAATCTGATAAGCCATTGTTATTCCTCCAATCTTTTAGTCGATGCAGGGGCATCATTAATTTATTTTACCGTTATACAATTTTAAGCTTCCGTCAGCATTATACATAACCGTTACGCTTTTCCCCGAGCCGCCATCCCTGCAAAAATATAGCACTCTTGTATCGGTATCTGCGTATATTGTATATCCCGCTGTTACATCAACAATTATCATCATATCGCCATCGGTTGCATTATCAGCATGCTTTGTCCCGGCGCACCCGGATAAGATTAATACACATATCAAAATTATTGATAGTATTACTTTTTTCATATTGCTTTTCCTCGCTTTCTTTTAGGCGATGCAGGAGCCGGTCCCGCCTGTCACCCCTGCATCTATATCAATCCAATTACGCAACTTCTTCCGCAATCTTCTCTGATATTACCCTGATTAAGTCATTAAGCAGCATTGATTGATTTTTGTTTTTATTAACCAATTCTGCAATTTTAAGCACTGGGAAGTCCATATTGACATCGTGTAGATATTTTCTGACCATTCCTATCTTTTCGGCTTCATCCAAGACCTCAACTTCATGCTTCACGGAAAACCGCCTCAATAAAGCTTCGTCTATCCTGTCTATCCGGTTCGTGGCTCCAATCACAATAACATCATTTGGTAGCTTATCAAATTCCTGCATAAGGGTGATTGTAACCCTTGCCATCTCTCCACCGGAGCCGCCGCTTGTCCCTGAGTCCTCACGCCTGATACTAATACAGTCAACTTCATCCAGCATAAATACGCACGGGTTTGAAATGGCGTAGGTAAACGCTTTGCTGATATTTCGGGACGTGCCGCCCATATAGGAGTCAACCAAATGAGAAAAATTCATGTAGCAGAATGGTAAGCCTGTTTTGAATGCCACGTATCGCCCGAACGTGGTCTTCCCGGTGCCGCTCTCTCCGTATAAAAGCGTAGAGTTTATGTATGGTATTCCCATTTCCACAAGGCGTTCATTGACCTTTTTCATTCGAACGATGTTTTCAAAAACTTCCTTTTCCCTGTCGGAAAGAAAGTATCTGCCCTCCTTGAATGATAATGATACATCCTCGACGGTCAGCAACCCTTTCAGGTCTTGTGGCAGCTCATACATATTTGCGCCGGTCATTTCAAAAATGGTTTTATATCTTTTGCAAAACCATTGATTTTTCTGCGTTGTATCTTCTGTCAGGCAGGCTACCGCACACTTTTTGGCTGACCGGATATCATTTTCTGCTATTGCCCTAATAAGTCTTTGTTGATTATCTGTGAGTCCCATTATTTCCTCCTTGCTGTTATGTCTATCAATCCCGGACTGGCCAGACGGATTGATTAAAACTGTTTCCCGTGCTTGTACGGCCTGGTCTTGTTAAATTCGTACTTCTCCGTGATTGCTGCTTCCAGGTCAATTTTATAGTAATCAGCCATGTCAAAGCATCGAATCACTACATCGGCAAGTTCTGCCGGTACTCCCTCCGGTTTCCCATCGTCCCTGTAATATGTTTCCGTGGCTTTCCTGCCGTCCCGGAACTCCTCCAATATTTCCGATACCTCACTATGTACCAATGCCACAAAATCAGATGGCTTTAATGCATCCTCACGAAAGCCATGAGCCACATTATTATCTCCAACTATTTTTACAAAATCATTTACCTTTAAAACCTTTGCCTTTTCTTCCATGTACCAGGCTCTGACTTCTGCCATACCCCACATAGCGCTGTAATACATTGCAAGTACTCCTTCTTGGTCATTGGTGCCATATTGCAAATAATCTAAGATGCTTTCGTCAAAGGCTTCGTCATCTTCCATCTCTGGGCTATTTTCTTCCCATATGCAAAGGTTTACAGCTATTTCCCTAACGAGATTCCGGCATGAGATCTCCCTCTCGAAGTCTCTGTACCAGGCCTCACCGTCTTTAATAAAAAATTGGTTGTGTGTGAGCTGGGTCATATTCATTTCTTTTACATCTTCAGTCATAAGTTGATAATCAAACATAATGTTTCCCTTTCTGCTGCCATGCAGCCCTAAATTTTAGTAATATGTATCTGTTAGTTGTCCCGCTTCTTCCATCTGCCTTTTGATGCTAATAATGTGGTTTCTTACCAGTAGCATGTTGCAACCGTCAGACCAAAATGGATCTGACCCTCCGTGAGAATAAAGATAATTCCAATGATCATATCTCTCCTGGAGCTGTTCTTCAAGACTTGGCTTCTCTTTTTTCATCACTGCCTCCTTTCCACACCCATATTAATCTTTGCTGGTTCCGTCCTTGATAATCCACAGGCTTTGCTTGACATCGTAGCTCTCATTCGTCATCCTCCGTTTCCGCAGCCTCTCCATTACCGGTAATATCAATACCGTAATCCCAGCCACTGGCGGGCTTTCCATCCTTGCCGATCTTACGCTTTTTTGCGAGACTGACAGCATATCCACTATCTACAAATATCTTAGCTGCTTCACCTCTGTATTCGGCCTTGATTTTATAAAACATAGGATCCTCCTATTCCCCGTTTAATCCGATTTGTTTCGTGGTCCTTTCGATAAGCTCATTCATCATTTTCTGTTTTTCGGAAAGCAACTGCGGCGGAAGCTGATTGTTGACTTTCTTCCGGTTCGCTTCTGTCTCATAAATCATCCGAAAGTTGGCCCGATCAGCCGCCACATTCTCTGACATACAGATATTCTGAAAACCAATTCTTCTTACGCACATCCGTGTAAGTTCATCCATGCTCTCAAGGGCTTTTTCTGTTTCGTAATAGCCATATTTTCCAATGGCCTTGATTACACTTTCCCATGCCTCTCCCCAATCCTTAATCGGTATGGAGGTAAGCCCGGAGCATTTCTCACGGATCTCCGCTATCGTGGGAGGAAATTTACTGATGCTGATCAGCTCCAATACTGCCGCCTGGCATACACGGTAATCAATATCCCCAAGCATCATATACCAGATGTCCATTGCATCACTGTTTTGCAGTATTTGCGAGTTTGGAAAAGTGGTCTTTATTGCAAGCGCTATTTTCTTAAAATCATCTTTACTCATTGCCCCAGTCCTCCACAACTTTTTTATAATCGGGCTTATTGCCCTGTTTATTGTCCTTCAGCGGGTAAATGTCCTTCCAGCAGTTAATGATTGATTGTTCCAGCATCCCTATGGCCGTATCATTGTCAAGATCGTTGATTTTTTTTATCATCATGGATATTGCCCGCTCCGTCATAGGTGACTTTATTTTTTTACGCATGTCCACAAAATCAAGGAAAATCTGGTTAAGCTTTTCATCATTCGGGAAATACACTTCTTTTTTGGTATTTTTTTCTTTACTCTCTTTTGTTTTTTTATTCTTTATATCTTTTTCTATTTCTTTTTCTGATTCTATATCTGTTGCGTGACAATGCGTGACATTGTTGTGACGTGTCACGTGACATTTGCTTTCGTTGTCACGTTGCCTTTGCTTCCTAATACGGTTCTGTTCACGTATCTTTTCCAACCCGGAAGAGTTTTGATGTTCCTCCCATCCGGTAATGGTGATAAACCCATCGTGCATGTGAATCATGTTAAGTCTTGACATTTCATCTATGGCTCTATCGACAAAGGATTTCTTAAAATCAAATCTCTTCGCCAGCATTTCAGCATCCATCGGCACGCTTTCTGTAATGCATATCTTTCCTCCTGCATTGCTCCTTCCTGCCGCGGCAAGTAGCATGATCCAGACAAGTACAAGGTTATTGCCATCCGGCTTTAATGATCGTAAATATTCAACCTTTGGATTGCTAAAGATATCAACATTTAACTGTATCCATTTGACTCCGGACATCTAATCACCAACCTCACGTATTTTTACATCAACCCTTGCCATACTGCTATAAACCTTACTCATGGTTAGCTGGACCACTTGGGTATCATCCTTATATGCGACACCATTAAGCGCATCCAGCACAACTTTTGCTATATTGTCGATATCCGGTTTTTTTGTAGGATGCATAGCCCTGGACAGCATCTGCTCCCGCATCTTTTTAGATGTACTTTTCGGTGGTTCGTAGCACGCCATGATAAATACTTCAAGCGGTTTCTCCGACATATAATCTGTTTGTTGCTGGTACATTAGCTTAATAAGATTTTCGTATAATACTGTCTTTTCCGGGGTATAGGTCCCGTGATATGTAGTCCTGGCCCTCGCTTTGCCTTGAGGGGGACCGGGTATAGTAAAACTTATAACCATAGTTCTCCTTCCCCCGCGGGAAAGCATGGCGCCCGCCCGCGGAATAGATTGAGGTGAGATATGTAATCGGATAAGGGGACATTGTGATATGTTATACTTATCCTTGAGGTGCTATAAATAAGATTTTCCAAATATTTTTATAAAGTCCTGCCTGTGATGCGCTTCCTCAAATTTGCGTTGCGCTATCTCCTTCAGCAGCAGGTCAAGCACTCGGTTGTTATGTACTCCTGTATTGCCTCGATGATGTTCTTGGCACAGCCAAACCTTCAAACCATGCTTTTCGCTTAATTTGCGATTTGCGGTGCCGAAAAAGATATGGTGGTCCTCAATTACATAATTGCTCCGTTCGTTGCCGTATGGAACAAATACAAGGTTATGCGCACATACATAGCATTCCTTCTCTGACTGTAAGATTGATTTCATACGCCCCACCTTTCCTTCATTTGCCGGAGTTCGTCCGGTGTTAAAGTTTCAATCTCCATATCCTGTGCGTCTGACACAATGCCGTCAATAAAATCGGCCATTTCCTTTGTTGTGTATTCGCTGGAGCCCTTTATGACGATATAGTGTGAGAATTCCTTTTCTCCAACATAGCCATTGCCGATGAATTTTATATGTAACCCAAACCGGGAGACATCAATACTCGATAGTACTGATATTTTTATACTGGCGCCGCTTTCATCCAGATATGGACTGCCGTACTTTTGCAACATCAAATCATAGACGCTGTTTTTATCTGTTTTTAGGATTGCTGCAATCTTTGACATGAGAGCCCACGCATAAGCATTCGCATCAAGTGATCTCTTCCTGCTGTACTTCACGGCATTCACCCGCAGCTTATCGCATTTATTTATTTTTTCATATTCCGGGAGGATACCGCTTTTTTCATTAACGGAGAAGGTTATTAGCATTTCACCGGTTATGAAATCGCTTGATATTCCCTTAACTTGTCCGGTAAATTCCATCTATACACCTACTTCATGCCGTACTTTTCTAATTTTTTTAAGGCTTCAACATACTGGTCTTTTGTCAGTTTTCCCACGGGTATATTAAATATCTGATTGATATCCAATCCCTTTTTGTTACACAGATTTTTTAATACATCCGCCTCGGCCTGCGTGATTGTACCTTTCTGCGGCTCAGACTTTCCGTCATATTTGGTGCGGTCTGCGCTCCAGTATATATCTGCACCGAATCCTAACTGCTTGCAAGCTACCGATATGGCGTCAGTGGTTGCCATCTTATAGCATTCGTCCGATACATAAATGCCGGCTTTTTCTTTCGATGCAAAGGAGCTGCCCCCGGTCCCGGATATCGGCATAGACCATTCACCGTCCACCTTGATATAAAGCTCAATATCCACAAAGGCGGCAACTTCATCCCCGCACGGTTCCAGCCATTTACGGACAGGATTATAATACCAGCCTATACCGCAGGGCCCGAATTGCTCTGTTAAGGCCTTGATTCGCCACATTGGATTAATATCCGTCTTGCCGTTCATGCGCCCGCCTTTGATTTCTTTTTGCGCCTCTTTTGGTACTTCCCGGTATCGCTCATAGATCGTTAAATTATCCATAACGCCTCCTATAAACTGATTGCCTGTTTATCAAGCAGCTCATAAATCTTTTCCAGCCGGTTGCAAAGGTCCGCATTATCCTCTGTGTCATAATCCAAGCACAGTGACATTGCATCATCCAGTGCCGCCGCTATCTCGCCTAATTTATCATTATAGTGTTGATCCCGATCTCTTTGACGCTCATACTGTATATAAGCATCGTTATTATCTGGTATATACACACTAAATCACTCCTTTGGATTTGAAAACGTCTCTGCCTTGAGTGACGTTTCCTGAGATACTAAAATCTTACCTTTGTTATATGCCCTTGCAATTGAACTGCCGTACATCCTCTGGACTGTGGAACTGTCGTACATCCTCTGGACTGTGGAACTGTCGCACATCCTCTGGACTGTGGAACTGTCGTACATCCTCTGGACTGTGGAACTGTCGTACATCCTCTGGACTGTGGAACTGCCGTACATCTCCTGGACTGTGGAACTGTCGCACATCCTCTGGACTGTGGAACTGTCGTACATCCTCTGGACTGTGGAACTGTCGCACATCCTCTGGACTGTGGAACTGTCGCACATCCTCTGGACTGTGGAACTGCCGTACATCTCCTGGACTGTGGAACTGTCGTACATCCTCTGGACTGTGGAACTGCCGTACATCTCCTGGACTGTGGAACTGTCGCACATCTCCTGGACTGTGGAACTGTCGTACATCCTCTGGACTGTGGAACTGTCGCACATCTCCTGGACTGTGGAACTGCCGTACATCTCCTGGACTGTGGAACTGTCGTACATCCTCTGGACTGTGGAACTGTCGCACATCACCTTTACATCATTAAGTATTTTCTTTACCTCGCACCGCTTTAACCGGTAATATCCACTTGTAAGCTCTTCAATTTTCTGATCAATCAGTACATGGGTTGTCCACCACTCTCTGACAGCAGACCTAAATTCATCCTCATACTTCTGCCGGTCATCTTCGAACCATTCCGGGCATACATCTTGATCGACAATAAAAGTCCATGTATCTGGATTTGACCACCATTCGCTATTTGATGGAATCAACTCCGCCCGAACAAAAGTCTTTGTTGCGTTTAAGTAATTATCCTCAATCTTAAGCTCTTCGAGCATTTTCGAATGATGATCCTCATTTGCTATGTAACACCTATTTTTTAAGATAACTCCACTTTTAAATTGACACATCTTGATTTCCTCCTTGTTTTGTGCTACTATGCACTTAGATTAATTTCCTATGGCCCGGACGGAAGATGCCGCTTCCCAGGGCCTTTTTCATTTCCAATCGCCGTTTTCCCGCTGATTCTCCAGATACATGATATCCAGTTGCAGGATCAGCCCTGCAAGCGATAACCCGGCTATGTACCAACCGATTCCCAGGTGTTTGTTTGCAGTGGCACCAGTGAGACAGATAATGGCTGTCATGCATAGGACGGCTATTACAAAGGATATAAACTGCTTGATTTTCAAATGCCTGTCCTCCTTATGCTGCATATTTGATGGCGTACTCCTTTACAATGGTTGTAAAGATTTCCTTCAGCCGGGCATCGGCCTCAATTACATCCATCCTGCCGAATGCCTCTATCTTTGTTTTGGTGGCTCCGCTGTCTGTGAGCCTGTCCCGCCCGTTACGTACCCGGATTGATAAATCACAGCGGGCCCGTTTCTCCAGATCGTCATAGAGCCGGTTGTAAGTATCCTGGTAAGTCATATTGGAGCCGCGCTGGATACAGGATACTAAGTGCTTAATCTCTGCTCTCCAATCATCGTATACGCCGATTATGGTATCTTTAATTGCCTGGGATGTTTCAATAGCTTTCTGGCTCCGTTGTCTTGCCTCGCCGATATCTGCCGCCTGTTGCTTCATCTGGTCCAACATGCCTTGCAGGATATCCAGCGTCTGGTTCTGCGGCGATATGTAGGTGCCGGTTCGCCGGATTGCCGGAAGAACATCTGATGTTACCCAGCGCTTAAATCTTTTTGCGCTTTCAAGCTGGCTTCCAAATACTAAAGCATATAATCCGCTTTCATTCACTACTACAATTCCCTGCTTCCCTCCGGGGGTGTCCATTTCGTTCACCCCTTTGTCCTCAATGTCTACATGGTCTCTGATTGCCTTTTGTGGATTGGCATAGCCTAATATCTCAGCTACATCCTTCCCGACAAACCAGGGTTGTCCGTCTCTTATCACGGTGCGGACCTGTCCAAATTCATCGTTCTTAAAAATCTGTAATTCTGCCAATAATTTTCCTCCTCTCTAATACATGGCAACCCTTGTCACGGCCATGATAATAGATGCATGGTCATCCCCTGTGATATCAACGCGACGCTCAAATCCGCTGTCGTATTTGATGTATACACGGTTTTCGTCTTTGGTCAACTCCAGAGATTTAACGCCTATCTCCGCATGGTGGAGTGTGTTGGTAAGTACTTCTTCGATAAATTCCTTCTTTGTGATGGGCTCTTCTCTTTTAACTTTGATCATGGATTTTCACCTCCTTATATGGTATATTTTGTTATATTGTGGTATAATCTCCTTATCAGCTCCGACAAGCTGAAATACATGAGAAAGGGGAAAATACATATGGCTGATTCTTGTTATTATCTGTGTCCGAAGTGCAATAAAAACTATCAAGTAGGAACCAAACATTTTCTTCCTATGTCGATATCATATTGCGATTCGTGCGGCTCCGCATTGGTTAAAAGTTGTCCATCTTGCAACAAACCGATTACGAGCAATGTAGCCGAATATTGCCGCTACTGTGGCAACAAGTACATTAAAGCTTAACGCCGCACATAATACAGTAATTTATAGGATGTTGAGATGTCTCTTTTTCTCTGACATATCCACAATTACTGCACGTAAGAGGCTGCACAGGATAAAGCTGTTCGGTCTCTTTCTTTGTGGTTTTGCTGATTTTGCCTTTATTCACTGCTTGTCCCTCCTTTCTTTAATAGTTAATAGGTTGCTCTTTCTCAAAGCCCTCTTTAATAAACCATGCAGGGATAAGTACTTTCCCACAGAATTTGGCTCTCGGAATTAATCCCTTTTTAATCCCTCTGCGAATAGTGGCTTCTGATACCTGTAATATTTTTGTGGCCTGTTCTAACGTGTAGTATGCATTTTCGCCCATGGGTACCTCCTATCCTGTTTTCTTATTGCTTAATCCGTTATAGATACTCTGGCTTACCGATATGACCATTCCGTATTTGTCTACAAGGCTCATGAGATTCACTGTGTCTTCGAGGATTGACTGCCTATCAACTAACATTTCCGGAGACATTTCGCTTTTCTTAAGCATCTTAGGAAATCCATATATATTTGATATCGCCTTGTCTGCTATCGTGTTTGCCATGATGTAATCTTTACGTTTTGGCTCTTTTAGCATCCCACATAACTTAGCCATCTGTTCATTCTGAAAACCCTTGTCCAACGTCCGAAAAATTTCAAATCCCTCAAGACCGGAAGACTGACGCAAGATTTTAAGTAATTGTTTAACCCATTTTTTAAAATCTTTAGCATCAGGCTTACCGCTACTAAAAATAGCTTCATAAATACCGGTCTCGGAAATTATGGACATATTCTGAATACCGCCAAGGGTACTCACTTTTTGCGTATCCTTTTCATCTTCATCTAAATTTCTAGTCATATCAGAAGCCATGCGATAATCAAGCGCTTCCGCAATGTCTTTAGCTACTGCCCACCATTCTCCTGACTCTTTCTCGACAAATCGGATTTGATGTCCGGCCCATGTTTCTGTTTTAATATTCATCTGCATTCTCCTTTCTTACGATTTTCGTAAGTTTTGATTAAAAAAAATAATCCCAGCTTTCTCTGGTTCTATTTTCAGAGCCGTCATCAGTTTTTCGATCACAGTAGTTGAAGGCTTAACATCTCCATTCAGCACTTTCGACAAGGTATTTCTATCAATACTGGATACTCTTGATAAATCTATTATCTTATCCAAGCCTTGTTCTACCATAATTTTCTTTACTTCAATAACATCAACCTTGTATTGTGTTTGCACTATTATACCCTCCCTTCTTACGAACTTCGTAAGTTTATATTACCACCTATTTTTTTAAGTGTCAAGTACTCTTTTGCATTTTTCGTAAGTCTTTTATATTAGTGCATAAAAACTATTGCATTTTTCGTAAGATTATGGTATCATGTCGTAAAAGAAAGGCGGATAATAAAATGGCGATATGGAATGAAAGAATTAAACAAAAGCGATTAGAAAGAGGTCTCACGCTGGCACAAATTGCAGATGCTCTTAACGTAACAGAAGCAACAGCACAAAGATATGAAAGCGGAAGTATAAAAAATGTCCCATACGAACACATGTGTACATATGCTAAATTGCTTCACTGTTCACCACAATATCTAATGGGATGGGAAGACACAATAATGCCGTCGCTTAACTTTGAAACTAAAGTTGACAATACCCCGCTTAATCGTGCTATTGAAAAATCAGAAAATATACCTCTTTCAGAAGAAGAAGCAACAGCCTTGAAAAATGAACTTCCCAAAATACTAAAAAGAATACCAGAGGCTTTTAAAGAGGCAGCAATCAGTATTGATAATGCATTCAAAAGTAGACTTGTTTCATATTACGACTCTTTAAATACAGATGGAAAAAGGGAAGCATTAAAGAGATTGGAAGAATTGACAATGATACCAAGATACACAAATAATTATAAAGACGAGTATCTTAACGCCGCAAATGAGCGCCACGGAGCCACGGAAGAAGATAAGGCTCATGACGATGCTATCATGGATGACGAAAACTTCTAAACACGCAAAATGACTGTAGGATACTATATAAGTATCATGGGGTGATTGACTTGACATATGATGATTTACTTATTGAAGCTGATAAATTGGGGCTTACAGCAAAAGAAAAACCGTTAATAGGATATAACGGAAGAATAAAAGGATGCAAAATAGCCATAAGAAAAGATATACCTACGTTAAAAGAAAAGGCTTGCATTCTGGCGGAAGAGATCGGGCACTTTCTCACCAGCTCCGGCAATATTCTGAATCAGAATATAACGGAAAATCAGAAGCAAGAGTATAAGGCCAGACTATGGGCATATGACAGACAGATCGGATTGATCGGTATCATAAGTGCTTACAATGCTGGATGCCGAAATATTTTCGAGATGGCAGAACATTTAGACGTCACAGAAGATTTTCTTTCTGAAGCATTGGAAAGCTACCGTAGAAAATATGGTGAATATATTTCCGTCGATAATTACATAGTTTACTTTGAGCCAAACTTCGGAGTGTTAGAGCTTTATCAGCAAATATAAGCATAATAAAAACCGCCCCGATGCTGCCAACACCGGAACGGCTTTTAATAGATACTATCCGGTGCAGGACACCGATATAATATCGCCTTAGACAGCCTTATTATATCATCATAATTCCTGCGCCGCAATAGGTGTATTTTTTATGCCCAATTTTAAGGAGGAAGAATCATGAGCGTACAAAAAAAGAACGGTCGTTGGTATGCCGCTGTATATCTCGGCACAAAAGACGGCAAGCAAGAATATGAGTGGTCAGAAGGCTTTGACAAAAAGTCTGATGCACAACTCAAAGAGCTTGAAATGAAAAAGGACGTTATCGAAAGAGAACACAAGGTACTTGATAAAGCGAGCCTGGGATATATCGCAGACGTATGGTTGAAATCCAAGGAAAAGACAGTTGCATACAGGACATACACTGGATACAAAGAGAGTTACGAACGATATATAAAAGACGAGTTTGAAACCAAGATCATAAAAGATATTGATCCGATAGAGATAAATGCCTTTATGGTATCCCTAGATTTAAAGCCGGCCAGTATTGCAAAAATCATGTGTACTCTAAAGCAGATATTTGACTTTGCAATGTCCTTAAATTACATCAGAGCGAACCCATGTTATGGGATAAAAAAACCGAATATACGAATTGAAAAGAAAAAAACCTGGAACCCCAAGCAGATCAATACATTTTTAAACCTTCCTGACACAAAAGAAGCCACATGCTATACCGCTTTTATGATACTATTTAACACTGGTATGCGCCCTGGGGAAGTGTGTGGGCTTAGATGGTCTGATTATGACGGTGAATGTTTTGCTCCCAAAATAGGAATTGATAAAGAGGGTAATGTAACAGAGTTAAAGAACGATAAGGCCAGGGAAGAGGTTTATCTGTCTCCTGAGATCATATTACATCTGAACAGTATAAAAATCATCCAGGAAAGCATCTGGAAAAGCCAAAGGCCATTTGAAGATTTTCCTTCGGACACTTTTATTAATTGCTTTACTGATGATTGGAGACCAATGACTCCCGGTTACCTATACAAGGCGTTCGGGAGGATTTTGGTCAGCAACAAAATAACCACAATCCGATTATATGATGCCCGGCATTCGTTTGGCACAAACTTAATGCGTGACGGTGTAAATCCAAAAATGGTGGCAGATATGATGAGGCACACCACGGTAAAAACCACGCTGGACAACTATTCTCATCCCGATAAGACGATGTATAAAAATACAATTAAAAAGTATAATAAAAAGCTGGTTTAA